GACTACGAGGAGATCGCGGTCTTGCTTTCGGATTGGGACGCGTGGTGTCTCCCCTACCAACGCCAACCCGAGGGCGAGTGGCGGCGGTGGGTCTTTCGCGCCGGCCGGGGCACGGGGAAAACATACACCGGCGCGAGAACGACCCACGAGATCGCGAGACACCGGCGCAATATCAAGACCGGGGAGATCGGTTTGATCGCCCGGACTCACTCGGACGCTAGATTCACGATGGTGGAGGGGCCCTCGGGGATCCTCGCCACGGCGCCGCCCGACTTTCGGCCGACGTGGGAACCGGGGAACGGCTTGGTCGTGTGGCCCAACAAGGTGAGGGCGAGGATCTACTCAGCCGACAAGCCCGAGTCAATCCGCGGGCCGAACTTCGCTTGGGTGTGGGCGGACGAGCCGGCGCATTGGCCCGACTTTTCCAAGACATGGTGGACGGTGATCGAACCGGCGATCCGCGTGGGCGTCGCCCGGGCGATGTTGACTACCACCCCGATCCCCTCGTCCGACCTCAAGGACTTGGAGGGCAAGCCCGGATCGGTGGTGTCCCGTGCCTCGACTTTTGATAATCCCTTTTTGCCCGAGTCGGTCCGCGAGATGTTCCGCGAACACTACGCCGGCACGCGGATCGGTCGCCAAGAGTTGGAGGGGGATTATCTCCCAACGAATGAGCGCGCCCTGTGGTCCCTCGAATCGATCGAGGCCCACCGCGTGAACAAGGCCCCCCACGATCTTGTCCGCGTCGTGGTCGCCGTGGATCCAGCGGTGACGGCCCACGAGGGAAGCGACGACACGGGGATCATCGTCGCCGGGATCGATAACCTCGGGCACTGCTACGTCCTTGAAGATCGGACCATGAAGGGCGCGCCCGTCGAGTGGGCACGCGCCGCCGTCGCGGCGGGGGTCCGCCACAAGGCCGACGCCATCGTGGCCGAGGTCAACAACGGGGGCGACCTCGTGACCTCGACGATCCGCGCGGTGGATCCTCGGGCCAACGTCCGGGCCGTCCGTGCCTCACGTGGCAAGGTGACACGGGCCGAGCCGGTGTCCGCCCTCGCCGAGCGCGGGTTGATCCACCACGTCGGCGAGTTCCGACACCTTGAGGATCAGTTGACCCAATGGGATCCGGTCCACTCCCGCAAATCCCCCGACCGCTTGGACGCCCTCGTGTGGGCGATCCACGATCTCGCACTCTCCGACAAACGGGCCGGGCCGCTCCGGGCCTATATGTGATCGACATGAAAGACAACAAACCAACACTCCGCGCCGACTCATACGCCAACGCGATCACCGGTCTGGCAACCCCGGCCGACAAGTCCTTGGGCGGCTTCCATTATCGCCGCCACGATCTCGGCGTCGAACAGCTCAATTCGATCTACGAACAGGACGCGATCGCGGCCCGCATTGTGGACCGTGTTGTGGACGACTCGATCCGCGAGGGGTTCCGCGTAGCCGGCCCCGACGCGGCGGCGTTTGACTTTGGATCGATCGACTCGGAGATCGAGGACTTGGACGCGCTCAACATCGTGGCCGACGGGTGGAGGTGGTCGAGACTTTACGGCGGAGCGCTCTTGATCTTGGTAGTCAACGACGGCCAAACGATGGATCAACCGCTCAACCTCGAAACGGCTACGCGGTTGAGTTCGATCCAAGTCGTCGAGGCCCCCTATGTTTTGCCGGCGGGGTACAATCCCGGGCTCGGGGCGCGGGCGTTCCGCAACCCCGAGCACTACGATATCACCGTGCCTTTCGGGTCGGCGAAACTCCGCCGCGTCCACCGTTCGAGGACGATCAGGATCGACGGGCTCAAGGTTTCGCCCACTCGCATGATCGCAAAAAACGGGTGGGGGCCGTCGGTGATCGATCGGGTCTACACCGAGATCTCCCAACTCGGCGAAGTCATGGGCTACTGCCGATCGATCATGCACGATATATCAATCCAGGTCTACAAGTTGGACGGGTTCAGGGATCAACTTTGCGGTTCGGCACAGTCACAGGCCGAGATGAGGCAGATCCTCGAAACGATCCGTTTCAGCGTGGACAACCTCCACGTCTTGGCCCTCGACTCGGCCGATGAATACTCGGAGGTTTCGCGCAACGTCTCGGGCCTCAAGGAGTTGACCGACAAATTCGTGGACGCCCTTGTGAGATCAACCGACATGCCCCGGACGATCCTCCTCGGCGAACAACCGGGCGGCCTTAACGCCTCGTCGGATTCGGAGATCCGCGCGTGGTTCGACCACGTCGCCAGTCAACAAAAACAGATCCTCGCGCCGGTGATTTCCCGAGTCATGGAGATCCTCTTGGCCGTTCGATCCAACCGGGGCGAGGATGTCCCCGAGGAGTGGACGATCGAGTTCCCACCGCTATGGCAACCCACCGCGGACGAGAGATCACAGACCTATCTTCGACAAGCACAAGCCGATCAGATCTATTTTTTAAACGGCGTCCTTTCGGCCGACGAGATCCGCGCGCGCCTCGTGTCCGAGGGGATGATCGAGGCGATCGAGATGCCCGAGGACGACGGGGGGGACGTTGGCACCTAAGCCCCAAGCCGTCGCGGGGTTGAATCAACCCGACCCCGTCCGCCTCGTGGACGACCTCGCGAGGAAATACCAGGCGATGAACCGGGCGGCCTTGCGCGTCGCACTGTCCGACGTCCTCCCCGCCGCCGAGTCCAAGGACCGGGGGAGACTCGCGGCGGCGCTTGAGAAGATGCAAAACGCCACCAACGACGCCCTACCCGACGACAAGATCGAGAGAGAGGCGCGCAAGTCGGGCGATCAGATCAACGCCAACCACCGCCGGTTGTTTTTCATCGCCGCCGCGATGGTTATGCGAACCAAGGTGATCGGGACCGACGCCCCGGGCGAGGAGTTGGGGATGGAAGAGATCACGACGATCACCCCCATGGCGATCGGGCCGTCCCAAGCGATCGGGCCGAGGGGGATCGGCAAGACGGCGCGGGTGTTTCAGCCGCCCCCGGGCGGTCGGCGAGTCTTGGCAACCCCTCGCCGGGTGATCCCCCGGATCAACTTTGAGCCCGAGATCTTGGCCGATCAATTTGTCGAGCAAAACATCCGATATATCTCCACCCTTCGCGATGGTGTCGCCGAGGCGGTCGGCGATCAAGTTGTCCGCGAGGTGGTCTTGGGCGAGGGCGACCCCGACAAACTCGCCAAGAGGTTGGCCGCCGAGTGGAGGAAAAAGGGCGTACCCGGCAAGATCCCGACGCGCCGACTCAAGGCCAACGGCGAACCCGTGTTTTATTCTTTGGATTCTCACTCGCGAATGATCGCCCACGATCAGATCTCCAAACTTAACGCCGGACTAAACCGCGCGAGGCAAACCGCCGCGGGGATCGAGTCGTTCGTGTGGGAGACGCAAAAGGACAACCGGGTGAGGCCCGCCCACCGTGCCCTACAAGGTCGAAAGTTCACATGGTCCGAGGGGTGGAACGGTGTCTACCCGGGCGAGCCCGTGGCGTGTCGGTGTTGGGCCAAGGCGGTGACCGACGCCCGGCAGATGATCCCCCACTTCATTAACGTGGACGACCCCGAACACCGGGGGACCGTGTTCTCGGAGCGAGGCCGCAAGGGCGCGCAACAACTCAACCCGGGGCCGGGGGCGATGCTGTGATCTCGATCTCGATCCTCGGCCGATCCTTGTCTCGGCGCTTGATCGCGTAGACCTCCAAGACTTGGCCGTCGTCGGCCAAGACTCCCGAGTGTTGGAGGGCGTCGAGGATCCCTTTGATCGGCCCGTCCACGTCGCCCCATGGGAGGCCGTCGGCGGGTCCGGTGCGGGTTAGCTTGCGAAAATAGATCGCGATCGTGACCGACACCGGGCCGACGAATCGCCACCCGTCCGAGGCGTCGGCCGCCGACGTCGCGACCACGGCGCGCGCGTGGGAATACTTCGCCGAGAGATAGGTGATCGGCTTGCCGTCCCGCGTCTTGCCTCGCCTCCAAGCCGCGTTGATCCTCAAGTGCGCGGGGTCGATCTCGGTGGTGAATTTCAAAACAGCCGACCCTGTCCGGTGGCCTCGGGCTTGGGTTCGTAGTCCTCGATCCCGACCGTCTCGATCTCCACCCCCGCGACGGTGTGGCCGATCCGGTCACGGGCGATCCCGGCGAACTCCTCGGACATCTCGAACCCGACGAAATCAAAACCCAACCCCACGGCCGCCACTCCGGTGGACCCCGACCCCGTGAACGGGTCGAGGACCACGCCACCCGGCGGGGTGATCAGTTTCACAAGCCACTCCATCAACCCGCGAGGCTTGACCGTGGGGTGAATGTTGAGCGCGCCGCCGTTGCGCCCGGCGCCGGCGCGGGGGTTGTCTAACCCCGCCGACCCATCCTTGCGCCCCGTTGCCTCGCCCCCCG